GTATGTTTATTATGGTTTCATTATCACTATTTAAAATCTATGTAAGGTGTGCTTACTCATCCCAGTTGTGGTACACGTCCTGAACATCCGTTGAGCAAAAAAGAATTTACCACATCACAAATCCGCTTATTTTCGGCTCTATTCCAGAATTCTCTGCCCTTTTTAGTAAACTCTCAGTTATGATATATATGAAGCTATTTTCGCCTCAAAATGTCATGTTTATCATTATACGTGAATAATATTTTTCATAACTCACATACAGTATATCATTACTAAAAGTTTACTTCAAGACTTTTTAGAAACAAATGTTCGAATGAAATTTACCTTTCATAATTAGTCTGTAATTTCCACTTTCCAGTTGAGCATCGCATTGTAAGCCTTGCTAGGAATATACTTTTTGTATTTATCTGCTGTCACTATAATCAATGCCTCTTTATGTCGTTTGTATTCTTCAAACGCTTCTTCTGGTGTGTTCTTTACAGAAAGCTTAATGCACTCACTATTTACATTCACATTCGCACAATATTTTTTCTTATCAGAATCATAATACACGCCGATTGGATATTTTCCTCTCTTTCCTTTGCATGACAGAAATAATGTATTGATACTGTGCGGAACAAATACACAGGTATCTGGACTATATACTTTATTCCCCTTTACAAGAATATCTTTATCTAAATCCATGCGCTCATCTCCGACCGTATAATAATTTTCTTCTACCCACTGAAAGAACTTTTCCTTATCTTCTAACCACTCTTGACAGATGCTGCACTCTTCATATTCCGGACTGCGTTTATGATATTTCGCATTATAACACCGTGTCTGCATATCATTCCACAACCGCCTTGCTTTCATTCTGTTTTGATTTAAAAATGGAACATATGCTTGCACACGCCCCAACTCATTCACATGCATCTGCTGCACGGATAATTTATAAAATTCTTTGTCATCTACATACATCAGATTATTATACTTGCTGTTAGATAAATCTCCGTCTATATGATAAATTCTATACTTTCCACAAACCGTTTCTAAGAAAGTTTTTGCCACGAGTTTTTCTGCCGTTACATCTTCTTGAATCACTGTTCCGTTCGCCTTGTCCTCATAAAATATCTTCCAATGTACTTTTCCATGTGAATTCAGCGTCTGTTTATGCATATAAAACTTCTTTTTTCTATAATTATTCGCCAGTCTTCCTTCTGAAGAAATATAATAATGTGGAGCCCATTCTATCTCCACAAAAGTTTCTAGCTGATTCAGCAGTTCAATTCCTTCCTTTTTTGTATCCAATATCTTCAAACTTCCCATATCACAGCTCCTCTTCGTTCATCTTATTATTTTCTTTTACCAATGACTTACATGCATCTTTTAATCTCTTATATAATTTCACTTTCGGTTTATACTGATCCGGAACGGTTTGTTTCTCCTCGCAAAGTTTAAATTTCTGCTCCCATCCTTTGTATAATTTGGGTTCTAATCTAAAATACCCTGTAATTTTCACAGCATCTCCCTCAGACAATACTACTGCTATTTCTTCAAGAAATGCGTTCAAAACATTTCGCACAATAATCTGGCTATACTTCAAATGATACTTTCTTTTATATGTATGTCGATTTCCACCTACCTCAATTCTTTCTCCTTGCTGATATAGCCTATCTACCACTCTTGAAATAATTTCTTTTGTTACATATGTTTTATTCACGTTAATGCCTCTTTTCTATCAAAAAAAGACTTCTGCAACAGTATCACACTTACTGCTGTACAGAAATCTCTTTGTATATTCATATTCATTTTTACGACAAGCGGCAAGACATATGAATCCCGCCGCTTAAATTTTAAAGTGTCCGATGTATTCCAAGTTTATGAGCCTCTTTGGTAAATTCCTTTGTAACTCCTTCAATTACTTTCTTCATGCCTGGATAAGTTTCCTTGTCAATACTTCCTTGAACTTCTATCATCTTGTCATAGTAATTGTTTGTTACATTAGGTCTTTCACCAAGGCTGTTTGCAATGTTCAATGAACTATAAATATCATCTTTGTGTTCACCAAGATCCATAATGTTCTTTGACAGTCTTGCATTTACAACAGCATCACCATAAGTAATCGTTGTCGCTGTTCCAGTCAATCCACCACGCCTAACCATCATTTCAGGATTATTTCCTTCATTGATGCGAACAATTTCTGAACCATTTACAAATTTCTTTGTTCCAGACGCATAACCTCTTAACTGGTCAAGACTTACCCAACCAAGGTCACGCTCTCCGAAACGAGATGTTCTACTAATATGATATTTCTTCTGTGCCCAATTAGCATTATTAACACTGGTAATATATACTTCCTGACCACGCATTTCATTTCCAGCAGGGGACTGACCGTCAGAAGAGTAGTAGTAATCTCCACTTGCGAATATTACTTTGTCTCCAACATTCGGTACTCCGTCTCCGCCACCATTATTACTCGGGGGTGGTGTAGTTGGTTTTGGTGGTTCTGGTTTTGGTGTAACAGTTACTGCACAACTATTTGTTGAAGTAGCGCCGCCACCATCTGTTGCAATTGCACTAATAGTAGTGCTACCTGCTTTGACAGCATGAACAGTTCCATTTGCAACCGTAGCAACATTTGGATTTGATGACACCCACTGCAAACTCTTATTTTTTGCATCATTTGGTCTAATTGTCGCTGAAACTGTGCCTGTAGAACCTTCCTGTATAGAAAGTGTCCCCGGACTTAATGTAATTTCTGCAACAGGTCTGTTGGATAAGTCTGGATTCTTGCTGATATCGCCTTGAATCTGGTCATTCTTATCCTGTGTTGTTCCGTTCTGAATCTGACCGGTATTCACATCCGTCCAATCATCCGGTCTATAATTAGGAGCATTAGTCATACTATTGTCAACTTGATCTTGTGCTCCATTACTTGTACCAAGATTTCCAAGATTATTGGATAAATCCTTATTCGGTACAAATCCTGTACTGTTGATGATTTGCTGAATTTTGTCATAAGCCTGTTGGTAGTTTCCAACAACGCGGTTTAACATTCCAGATATTACTTGTTCCTGCTTTTCAGCATTATGAGTAACATCGTATAATGTTTCCTCTAGCTGCTTATCGAGATCCTCACTCAAACCGTCCAGACCATTCTGACGCACATCATATTCATGGTCATCACGGGTGTCTTGCATTTCTTCTTCGGCATCTCTAAGTTGTGCTTTTAACCTCTTTAATTCAGCCTGAGCACTCGCATTATTTCAATTATCTTCACATAGTTCGCTACGCTATGCAGTTCTCTTATGAACTTCTCTGAGTTATCCTCAGAAGTTGAGACTATACCTTCTATTTGAATAATTTGGAATTTTTTTTGAAATGATTTTGGACATAATAAAAGAGCAGTAGTATTACCTGTTACTGCTCTGTGGATTCCGATATTCTATCTAACAATATTTTAACATAATTGTCCGATATACGTTTTTTGGCTTTATACAACCAATATGTTTTTTGACCTATATATTCATTTTGTGGTTGCATAAAAAATGAACACATACAATATTCATCTCCTTTGCTTCTTTTTCTCAAAAACATATATGCCGTTCTGTTATATAAAGTACTTTTTATTAAATAATCCGCTTTTATAGCCGATGAAGGGTTATTAGTTTTTATATATCTACATATAATATTTTTGTTTTCTATAAATTTATCAACATCTTTAAATCCGGAAATTCGTTCTTTTACATTTGCATAGCTGTAATCCACTTTTGTATAAAACACACTTTTGCCTAAATACTCATCAGTAATCTTAAGAGATTCTATTTTTTTAAATAACTGTTTTTCATTTTTAGGGATGTCTATATCTTTTAAGTATTGAAACCCTACTAAATGATAAAAATCTTTTGATTCAAATGTAAGTTTTATATCTGATTTTTGCTTATTACAAACTATTATAAAATCATAATTGCAATTCATCAATTCTTTGAAATTATTTAGTGCCAATGATATATTATCCATAACTTCTCCTTGGTATAAAAATAGAAGAGTCACTGGTGATGACCCTTCTATTCATTCAAGGACTTTCTTTCAGAACATAGTTCCTAGTTAGGCTATGGTAAATCCTCGCACCTTTGTAAATCTCCATGTAAACCGGTTCCTAACCCGGCGTACACTTCAAAGATTATTTATAGCAGTCATATTACGCTGCATCACACCAGATATATTTAAGAAAACACTGCTGTTTTCTTGTTATTATTATATCCCATATACGGAGAAAATTCTACACAAAATACAAACAAAGTGATATGTTTACAATTGTTAAATATATACAAAACATACGTTCTTGTATTCATAAGTGCATCATAGATGTATCTTAATTATAACATATATCATATTTAATTGTTCATTTCATTCCTTATTCAAATAGTCTATATTTTTCGAGTTACCAATCGCTTGTAACCCTATGCCTACATATATAATATATAGGACTTACCAGTCGTTGAGCGTCTTCCATATCATAAATCATATATGACTTAGGAAGTTCGTTGCGTCTGGGTGACTTGCACACCCGGTTATCCCTGACCTATCTGTTTTTTATGGTTTCTATCCGAAGACTGTTGAGTTATAAACTCGTACCGCATTCACGTTTACCGTTTCCAGTTCCGTTGTAGCAAGATAGGGTTGTGGGGACTTTCCCGCTATTAAATAGAAGTCGCGCAAATAACTTCACGCCTTCGAGTGCTGAAATCTGAGCTTTCAATGTATTCACATCTCTAGCCTGTTTACGCAGAGTCTTATTGTAATCAGCATTTTTCTTTTTGATATCCAACAATTCCTTCTGCTTATCAATCGATTTTTGAGCAACTTCATTCTCTTGCTCAAGCATCTTTGTATAGAGATCAACAATAGAATCTTTGTAGTCTTCAACAACGCCAACAGAGCTTGAAATCTGATCGAGAAATTCTTTTTGCTGCTCCTTATATTCACTTGTTGAGATATTCCCGTTCTTTAAATCCTCATCAAGCTTCTTCAATGCCTCTTGATAATTCTTGATTTGCTGTTTCGCAGCATTCATACCCTGACTAATCAAAGACAAATTTGCAATACCATCTACAGTTAAACCGCCGTTCTTATCAAGAAAAGCATCACTATTTAAAAGTCCTCTTAAATCATCTGTCTGGTCAATCAGATCACCTAATGCCTCCTGTCCATCAAAGAACGGTTGCCATCTTACTTCCCAGATTTTATTTTTGAGGTCTTCAATATTCTCCATTGCATCAAAGATAGCATCATCAAGACCCTCAATCTCTTTTGCAATTTCATTATATTTATCAGAACCTACATCATATTTCGCCTGTTCTTTAAGCAGTTCATTCCGCTTATTATAATTCGCCTGAATCTGTGCATTCGCATTATCAATCTGCTTTTGCAATTCCTCCTCAGATACCTGTTCACCTTTTGATTCTGTAAGGTCAGAATTGTTTTCCAGTCGTTTTGCAGTTCTGTCTAACTCATCAATAACCTGTTGCAGTTTTAGTAAATCAAGTTCTCTTAACTGATCTTGTAATTCAATCAGTGTTTTCTCAGCTTCAGCAGCTTCTTGTCTGAATCCATTTAATGCAGCTTGTGCTTCAAACCATTCCGTTGAGTATTCAGCCATATACCCATTTGCCATGAGTTTATTGATTTCATCTTGATATGATTTAATCTGTGACTGTAATTTACCTGCAACATCCTGTTGATTTTTAATAGATTCTTGCAGAGAGCCATACATATTGTCGGAATATGCAGATTCTCCTTTTGCAGCTGCTAACTCACGTAATGCTTCCTGATAATCTACAGCAGAGGACTCAATTCCGGTCATCATATCGATGTAATCTTCAATATTGTCCAATGCTGTCTGTGCCAGTTCACTCTGTTTATTTAAGAGGTCATCGTACTGTTTATTACAATCTACGAGCTTATCATAATAAGACTGCAACTCGCTGATTATTTTTTGAGTATCCTGGTCGTATTTTGAAATATCCATAGACCCGTTCTGAATCTGATGGACGATAAGTGGGTTTATTCCACTCTGTCGCACAATAGAATCAAAATGACTTTGATAAGTCCCAATTGCTTGCTGAGTTTTGCTCATTAGTTCACTATTCTTAGACATTGCCTCGTATAACTTTTCTTGTTTATGCGGAAGATGAGCAATACGTTCCATTTGGCTCATCAGCAAATCATACTGTGATTCTAAGCGTTTGAATAATACATCTACCCAGTCTGTATATCCAGATACTGCTTCTGATAATTTCTCGGCAGCTTCTGATGTGTCTGATGCTGCTTTGGCGAGGTTATTGGATGCAGAGTTGAGATTGTTGGAAGTAATGTTGGATAAACCCGCTACATTTTTGTTCGCATTATTGACACCGATACTTCCTGTCACATATGCTGTACCAGATGCATAGGCTTTCCCTCTTCCACCATTAGAGGTTACATATCCATTTTTAAAGATTTCTTCCGTTTGTTTATGATTAAAAACAATTGCATTCTTTGGAATATGAGCAAATTCAGCCCCTCTATCACCAACTGTCCACCATCTGTTCCCGGAGACAACTAGCTCACGACCAATCTCTCCAGTTAAAGCAACTTCATCATTCTGAACTCCCCACTCTCCATTTGCAAGAGCTTTATGAATCCCACGATGTACTTGCGCTGTTCCTTCTACATGAGCAGTTCCATTTACTTTGGGCGCAGAACCATTCGTTATAACATTATAAGTTACTGTTCTCTGCAAATTAGACGGATTATAATTATCTACTGCTGTAGAATTTAGATGATATGTAACTGTTGCATCTTTGTTCTCTGGTGTGTAATTTTGAATTGCAGTATCATTCACTCCACATTTCACCAACATCTCTGGTGTAATTGCACTAATACTAGACACGATGCTTTCAATAGATGATGCGTCAAAACTACCACTAACCTTTGCCTGAATTGTAGGTTGCATTGCTTGAATTTCAGAAGCAAGAGAATTTACTTTTGCCTGGGCTTCTGATGTGTCAGCACCAACAGATGCTTGCATATCCAATTCATTTTTCGCATTTTGAAATTCCTGCAATTTTGCAAGAACATTCGCTATCTCTCCTTCTACTTGTGACGTGTCTACATTCATAACCACAGGGTTGGTCAACTGCTGCTTCTGCGCGATACAATACTGGATAATATTATTCGCATTCTCAATGGAAGAAGCATCAACATCCGGACGTGCTTTTATCTCATTCATTTGGGCAATTGTGCTATCCAGTGTTGTAATCTTGCCCTCTATATCTTCAATTCCAGATACATCCATTTTAATATCCAGATTTTCATTTTCTTTCAAACTTTGTAATGCATTTGCTGATTCATAGGCTTTCACACCTAAATCTCCAACTGTTTGTACTGCTTCATCCGCCCAGTTAAACTCACCACCAAACTCTTCCATCTCTCCAAACATTGCTTGTACCATGGATTTAGACAGATTCAATTTCTCTTCAAAATCTTCCATTTTGATTCCATCTGCAAGATTAAAAATTTCTTTCCCATTGATATCTGTTTCCACATTCATCAACCCGGCATTGACTGCATTACTGCAAAACTGAGCAATGTCCATTCCTACTCTCTGACCATTTTCATCATAATCAAAGTATCCACCGATACTATTCATATAACTCTGAACAGCTTGCTCATCTTCGTGATCGATAGATTCTGGTACAATAAAATCTACTGCAGCCTCGTATCTTTTTGTCCCGACTCTTCCGTAATCTTCAGAATTCGGATCTGTCACATTAGAAATTGCCTGCATTGCATCCAGAGAAGCATCAAACATATCCCCAGATTCTGTTGTGCTTTGCTTATCCAACCAGTTCTGATATGCACCTGTTGCTTCTTTGATTGCCGATGTGAGTAAATCATACTGTTGACACTCTGTTGCAATCGCAGAATTCGCAGACATTAAGGAGTCTAATTCTGTCCTTGTCTGATTGTAATCATCTGTTCCCTCATTTAAGGATTTCAATTTTTCTCTAAGTTGCTCAATTTCTCCGGCATTTTTTAAATATTCTGATTGTTTCTGCGCTTTGTTTGCATTGTTGGTTGCAATTGCTTCTTCTGCTTTTGCTTTTGTAATTTCTATAACTCGATCTTCATTCAGCCGCATTGTACCATTTATATATTCCAAAGCTGACTGATAATCTCTTAATTCATCAGAATCAAATGTTTCTATATCAATCGATTTCCCTGTAGATTGTCCTGATAATGCTTCTGATGCTGCTGAAATTGTCTTTAATGTTGTCTGTGTAGAATTTGCCAATTCTTCAAAGGACTTTGCAGACTCTTCTACATTTTCTCCTGTTTGCGTAGTGACAACTCCTAATTCTACTAACACATCCAATAGAGGCTGAATTTCTTCTGCAGATGTCCCAGCAATCAGTCCCATATCCAAAGCAGCCTGTGTCAATGCCTGAATTGCAACCTCTCCTTTTTGTGACCCTTCTGTATCCAATGCAATCTTAAAATCCAAGTCACTCAATCCAAGGCGCTTGATATTGTTTGCATATGCTTTTGCTGAAGACTCAAATCCTTTGATTACGTCATCGGTTCCATCACTTCCAAGAATCCCCTTAAATTCTCTCGCTGCAATTGATGCTTTTGCTAACTGATCTGTTACACCATCAAATACAGAGGCATACTTATTATCACTTCCGACAACAGAGTCTACTGCTTCTTGTACTCCTTCGAAAGATGTCTTTGCTTCTTCAATTTTAGAGGTATCCCCACTTGATAACGCTTCATTATATTTCTCTACTGCATCTGCATAATCTTCATATAATTGACCGTAAGATTTCTTGGATTTATCGTAGTCTACAGAAAACATCTTTTCATTTGCTACCATATCCATCTGCAAGAATGTCTGATAACTCTCTTGATAATCGTCCAAAACCTTCTTATTTACACTTAATGCTTTACTTGAGTAATTCAGAACAGATTCTATTTTCCCTGTCGCAAAATCCTGTCCTTCATATTCTGACTGTAATGCAGATACACGATTCATAAAGTCATTGATAACTTTATCCGCTTTGGATGCATCCCCATCAAATGAGATTGTAAATATCCCGGTGTTCATCCCTGTATCCTGTAAAGTAATTCCCTGCTTTTCAAATTCCTTTGCGATATCATAGATGTCTTTCCCCACACCTTCGATTTCATTCGTAACACCTGTATCACCAAGACTATAGTGTCTCTTCTTAGTCATTGCTTTTTCTACATCTTGAAATTCTTTTCTGTTTTCATTCAATGTAGACTTTGCATTTTCAACTGCAATCTGCTGTAACAAACCAAGCTGTGTCTGAAGGTTTCCATTGACCAGATCCACTCCTGCTGCCTGTTCTGGATATTGAGAAGTAATCTGATTTTGAATTTCTAAGATTTGTTGCTTAACGCTATACTCTTCCGATTCAGTTAAATCACCAGAAGCTAATTTTGCTTTTAATTCTTTATATTTGGAGATTTGTTCATCCAGACTGGATGTAGATTCTTTCCATGCATTCGATGCATCTTTGGCTTTCTGAATGGTTTCTTCCACAGACTGCCGATATGCATTCCAGATAGAAATACCTGCTGTTAATGCTGTGGTAATCAAGACAATCGGATTCGACATCAACGTTGCACCGAGCCCTTTTAATGCGCCACTAAATGTGACCGTTGTTGCTGTTGCCGCTCCTTCTGCCGTAGCCAATCCCATAGTAGATAATTTTGCAGCAGCTTGTGCTTCGCTCAGTCCGGTACTCTGTAAGATTTGCATTCTTTGAGCATTGGTTAAATTTTGTGAAGACAGCACTGCCTTTAATTGACTTTTAGATAGTCCATCTACCAAGGTGGTCAACTGTTTTACACCATCTGTACCGATATTACCTGTTTTCAATAAACTCATTGCATTGCTGAAATTTTGCATTTTCATAGCTGCTTGCGTGATAGATGTTGCCAACATTGTGAAGCCTTTGATTGCACCACCAACTGCCAAGCCAGTCAACGCAGTCTTTAACAGGCTTGTTTTATCCAGAAACTCTACCACTGACTGTGACGCTTCCAAGATTCCAGAAATAGATTCTTTGCTAATCAAATTCATGGATAAAGACTCAAATGATGCTTGCAGACTCTTCTTTTTCGCCTCCAGGGAATTTAAGTATGCATCATTGAACTTCTTCATTGCCATTCCGCTAGAATTCTGAGCTGTTTCTGTCAAAGAAAGTACCTTATCATAATTATCAAATAGAGAAATCAATTTATTGTATTGATACGCGCCAGCCATTGATGTGGCAATTGCTTTTTGCGTGTTTCTATCAAACATTAACCATTTTTTACCAACATCATCAAGAATGGTTTCTGCATCCAAAAATTGACCATTTACATCTCTCATATTGATGCCAACTTCTTTTAGCACCTTTTCTGTATCATTTAATGCTTCTCCCGTCTCCGCATCAATAAACTTGCCAGCTTTGATCTGATTCATGCGAGATAGCAATGATTTAAAACTCGTTCCAATTGATTCATCGGAATCCTGCGTAACTTCTTTAATCGTGGCAATTGAGGCAGCAGTCTTTTCCAGCGATAATCCAGCATTATGTGCCATAGATGCTGTTTTGGTTAATGCTGTACCGATGCCTTCCGCATCAACTGAACTTGACAAATCAATGCTCGATAAAATATCATTTACGTGACTTGCCTGATCTGCTGCCAACTGGAATCCATTTAAAGTTGCGGTCAGCACTTTAGAACTATCCTCAGAAGACATCTTGGCATTTTTACTGAGTACCATGGTATCTTTAATCAACATATTTGTCTCTGCCAGTGACTTACCACTTCTCAACCATGTATCAGCGCCGGATGTAACCTCTGTTGTAATCGCCCCAAGAGATTTTGCCATGTCATTATATCCACTGACCATATTTCTGACTTCAGAATAACTATCTCCTGAAGCAATCTGCAAGTCTATAATAGCATTATCAATGTCCGAAATTGCTTCTACGGCTGCTCTTGCTGACTGTTCAATCGTCTGAAATGACAGTCCTAACTTTGCCAATTCTTTTATAGATGTTCCTAATCCCTGCGCGCTTTTCTTTGCTGTATCATAGCTTTTTGCCATATTATCTACAGAATTTGTACCCTCTACATTTGCATTGATATTGATTTTACTCTGCTTTAGATTGTTAATCTTTTTTACAGCAGTATCCAATTCTGACGTATTGACATCCAACTTAATTTTCTGGTTATTATTTTTTCCAATATCCTCAATTTCTTTGGATGCTGCTTTTAATTTTGACGCATCCACATCAATTTTCACTTTTTGTTTCTGCTTGGTCAAATCATCCAATTGCTTTTTTGCTTTGGACGTGTCCAACTCTACATCAACTTTTATTTTATGATCCGACATATGCCCTCCTTATAATTGACTAAATGTTTTTTCCAAAATTTTAGGAACAGCTTCTTCCGTCCTCTTAAAATATCCGTGTTTACCGAGTGTTCCTGAATGTCCTTGCTCTGTTGCGTCAATTACTTCCGCTCCAGAAAATGTTCCTGTATGATAAGAAATATTATCATCCAGATAAGACTCAAATGTAAAATGATTTCCTGTACCGGAAACCGGAGTTGTTTCTGGGGATGTCAACAATGTTCCAGTTCTTTCATATTTCACTGGATTTCCAGAACCATAATAGTCCATAACATTATCCTGCAATTCCTTATCTATTTCATTTCTGGCAGACTCAGCAGCCAACCCGACATCCTTGATTAGCTGCTGTTCCAAATCTGAAAAACTACGAAATGTCGCCATATCTATTTCTCGATCTTACTTAATGCGCTTCCGACAAGTGCCATCCCAAATAGTGCGCCAATTGCTTCTGCAACATTTTTCTTCTCTGCCTCTCTTTTTTCTTCCGCTAATTTATCAATAACCTTTTGACTGTCCATCATGTGACTAACTAATGTTTTTAAGCCATTTGTATTTTGCACATATAGTACTTCATCTAACAAAAATAATCTGGACGCATCATCTAACTTTTCCCAATAGTCTACAATATATCCCTGGATTTCTTTTACATCTACATTGCATCCAAATCCTAACTTTTCCAATCTATTATCATTGATTTTGTATTCCATGACATTATCTCCAGATATGGAATATTGATATGCTTTAGCAACTTTACTTGTATCTAAATATGCAACACTGTCAACTATTGTTTTTGGTATGTTTACAATCAAAATCTGTTTATCCTCGATAATAACTTGCCCTGTATAATATCCTACTATTTCCATGACATCCACTATTTTTTTCTCTTCGTCCACTACTTCCTCTATGATGAATTTATAAAATTCCCCAATTTTTAACTCATTTACATTTACCATTTAACATTTCCTCCTGTTTGAATAATTTATAATTTCTCATCAGCAAATGAAACTTCTTTGCATCTCCTATCCCTGTTCCAGCAAAGACAATCCCTAATATAGTGCGTTCCATTGTTGTCATCTCGTCCCATGTATCTGTCATTTCCTCAAGCAATTGCTCTCCTGTTTTTGGCATACCACTTTCATCAAAAATACGGAGCCTTGTTTGTTCCAATAGCGCCTCTATGTTCTCTAATCTCTGCTGCCCAGAGTCATTACCTGCAAAATAACCTGTCCATTTATCATAAATTGCCTGAACAGTTTTTTCACATACCTCTTTTTTCTCTTGTGTCATTTGTTCCAGACACATTACATATTTATCAAAATTGTTTTGTTCCAATACTTACTCCTTATTATTTTATTAAATAGGATTGTTCTGTGACAGATTGTCACATATGAATTAACCGAATAGCTTTGTATCCAGCCCAATAGATTCTAAAATTGATTTGATTAAATAAAGATTATTTACTTGTTCTTCTTTATATTTCTGTTCCAACAAGATTTTACGCAGGTATAAAATCTCATCTTCTGTCAAATTTACTTGCACGTTTCATTTTCACCTCCTATCTCAATTGCTTCATCTGCACTTAGATAGTACTTTCCACTTAAAAACGCATAAATATTTTTCATGGTATCTTCCTTCATTTTAATTTCCGGATTCCCATTCAACCATTTATTCACAACCGCATAATTCCTACCAATGCACTTAGAAAAATGCGTGATTGTAATTCCATTCACAGACAAATACATTTTTACCACTTCTCTGATGTCCATTTTTATGTCCTCCTACGTCTCTTTTCTTGGATAAATATATCATAAAATTATGATGTTTTTCTCCCTATAGATATCCTCACTTTTCAAAAAACAGGCACAGAACCCCTTAAAATAAGGATATTCTGTACCCATAAAAATTTTTCAAAACTCCATATGTTCTATATGTAGTATAACTTATAATTTTTTATCTATGTTTTGATTTCACACATGATATTAGGGATTCCTAATTCTTTACAAGCTCGTACTCGTTGATGTCCGCAAGTTACATCTATTTTTTGCTATTTCTTTTATACAATAACTCACTGCATTTATCACTACATGTTTTCCGATTTCTTTTTGCAATAAATTTTTGTCCGCACATTTCACAGATTTTAACACTTCGATCACCATTATATTGATACAGATCAATCAATGGATTGGCTGACTTCACACAAAAAAGCGGTGTTTTATCCGGTTCTGGTAAATAAAAGAAAATTTTTATATATTCTTTCAGCTTCTCTTGTTTGATCTGTCCAGACTTTTCCAACCTCTTTAATCCTTTATCTGCAATCTTACTGCCGATCCATCTATCAATGGTTACTCTTTTGATTCCTTTCACCTTTTTCCCTGTTGCCAGTAAAAAACAATCCACTTCTTTCTCACTTTTCGCAACGTATCTCTGATACAAAACATATAAAATATACAACAACTCACGGTCTTTCTGACAATTCTTTTTACATTCCATATTAAATATAGAATCATAAATATTTTTTGCGATCGGAACTGCCACTAATTCTTCCTGCTTCTTCTTGATCTGTTCAATTCTTTTTACAATCTCTTCTGTCTTTTCTTGGCTTGTCTGATATGCCTTCCGTTTTAAAGGCAGTTCTATGTTTTGTTTCACGTTCAGTTCCACATTTTGAACTAAAATATTCCCGTAACACCCCCAAAGGATATCCTTGTTACAATCTTCTCTAAATTCTGGCTGATAATATTCCATATCCACCAAATAGGATGCTGCCACTTTTCGATCCGGAATCATTTTATCAAATTGCTTTAGACAAAAAATATAGATCAATTCTTTCGCAAGTATCTTGTCATTATATGTCTGGTTATATTCTGATATTACCCCCTTTAGATAATAGGATACTCTCATTTTCAGTTTCGGCAGAAGTGTTCTCATCTTCTTATATTCTTTAGAATTCCTCTTGACCGTGATACTTCTATCTTTTAGAGTCTCAGGATTAAAACCGTTTATATCGTCCAGACATGAAATCTTGGTAATTCCATTGCTTGTCTTTTTTCTTATATATTCTGATATCCGATCTACATTGTGATAGGAATGAAACTCACAGCACAGATCGCTTCTTCTATCTTTGGCATACTGGAAAAAATATGGTGGGAGCATTTCCTGCTCTTTATACTTATTATAAATCGGCGCATATCCTTTTAAATCCAAAGACAATTGTGTCTTGGGGAAATCAATCACATAATTGTTATATGCACATAAAATCCTAATCAATTTGATATCAGGATTTTCTTCATTGAAAATCTTTGTAATTGCATTCGACACATTCCCTATATTTTCATTGTCAAAGCTGCGCTCCAAACATTGATACTCTTCTGTCCTTGTAATCTGAGATTTAGGCGCAGAACCCATCTGGTAATACAAAGGTTCTTTCTGTTCGCCCAGACAATCTAAAAATGCAGAATCAGAAATAACAAACATATGATCTCCATCCACATCCGCCTGTAGTGTTTTTGTCAGCAGATCATGCGTACTTACGACTATATCATCACCAGAGAACCATTCCTTGCATTCCTCTGATTTAATCAATGACCTAATACCATGCTCACAATCAGACAAGTGAGGATATCGGATACAGCACACTTCTGATATCTCTTGCTCGTTATAATGCTTGCTATAGACATGATTTTCTGGTATCAATCCCTTTGGATTCTCTTCGCCACAAAACAGCCACTGGCAGAAGGCATACAAATCTGGACAAATATAACCGTTGATACCTTTTACATAAACCTTGCCAGCTTGCATCCTTTTTCGCTCTGCTTTGATGTACTCCTGCACTTTCTTTTTTACATACCCATCGGATAACAATTGCGGATACAATTTGATTGCCATCTGCAAACCATCTAACTTTATATCTTCCCTTTCTATGTCAATACCCATAATCTTGAGTGCAACATCCGGATCTATTTTTGCCTGATTGATATAGTCAACAGATTTTTGGCAAAGTTTCTCCATCCTCTCCTCCGTAAACGTTTCCCGTGGAAGTGTCTGAATAGGTTGATAACTCAAACGGATATACTCTTTTCCCACTGGTTCTGCAAAATTATTAATTGTAATTGCTGCACCAGATGCTTTAAATTTTTCTCTGTAATCATCCATAGACTCATAATACTGCCACATTTTCAATTGACTCTGAGTCAAAATAACTTTCATTCGTTTAACATCTTTTGTAGATACTGGATGATTCCATGCATCTAAAATAAATGATTCACACGAGTGCTTTTCAATAAACTTACAGAAATCAAAAGGAAAGATTGCTCCTTTAATCCATCCACCACGGATTTGACAGCTGCAAGGAAGTGTCCCCGGCATAAACATCCCTGCTCCATCCATGTGAGGAACAGGAACTTCCATCTCTGTTTCTTCTATATTAAAGGTGTCCACATCCAAGTAATTCACTTTGCCTGTCACAAGAGTCTCAAAATCTTTTACAACCAACACTTCGTCAATATCGACCGCATACTCTGTCTGTACGCTCAGAGACAAATTCAAAGACTTATATGCTAAAAACTTTCCCATATTGATCCCACCATGAGCATTGACAATTTCTTCTGTCAATCCGCACAGTAACCGATTCTTATTATCTTCGTAAAATTTTGCATCCAGCAATGTGATTTCTTGATCTTTCAATTGCCCCGTAGAACTACTATAAAAAATAAAATGCTTCCCTGCAATATCAATTCCTCGATCGATAATCTGTTTCAAAATAGGTTTCGCTGTTTTCCCTTTACATTCCAAAAATACAACTTTATCTATAAATGGGACATCTGACAAATCTTCCTTTTCCAGTCGTACAATATCATTTTCAAATAATGCAATCTGTAATTCCTCTTTTGCTTCTTTATCTTCATATATCTTCTCACGTGAAATACTTCTGATATCTGTATACCGCTCTACTTCCTCTATAAATGCTTTCTGGGCAGCAGACTTCAACTCTGGACGATGACAATTCTTCCATTTTTTTCTCAACTGATTTTCTTTTTCTGTCAGACATTTAAAAATATTCAATTTTAATATTCTGCACCGCTTCGCCTGTTTTAAAATACTACCTATAATAATCTCTCCCTTCGTAATTCATTGGTTCATTTCTGATTCACTTTATTATTCTCCATGTGCTTTCATATTTTTATCACCTTTTTCAGATGAAATCGGACTTTCATATTCAGCACTTTTACCCCTGGATTTATGCCCTAAGCAACTCCCAGATACCCCTTATTCTACTTTTAGTACATTACGTGTAACTTTTATAAGCTATAAGTAACAGGTTGAATTCCACCCATAAAACAGGCTGTAGACCTACTGTATACACCTTTTTTTGAAGGCAGGTTGGCGCGTTCTGGAGTCCTCCTAATTTTATTTGTAGAGGGAACATATCTGATTGATTTTTTCTTTGCTGATTCTAATTTGCTTCCAAAGATAAGAGCATAAAGACCAGATTCATTAATTACCGTTACCGTCCTTCTCTGACCTGCGTACTCGATTTGGGTACTCAGCTTATCTTCGTCTGATACATGTTTAGGGACTGCGTTTTTAGGATTTGCATACCCTAACGCCGTTGCCACATCTTTTCCCACAAACCACGACTCGTTATTAATCAAAATTGTCCTTACTTGTCCAAATTCTTCATTCTCAAAAATTTTCAATTCGTTCATATTTCCTCCAGTATTTTTAACTGAAGGCAGAGATGAGAGAGTATTAACCGTCCCATTTTAACTCTTTACCAGATTCTCCATCTGACCTAAATAATTGCCGCCCAGATCATACCTGTTCTGCGGTTAGCCGAAAATTTAATTCAAATCGTCAGTATATTTCAAAAATTATTATCAGTACTATATGTATCCATAAACTTAATTAACAATTGTTCTATATACTTACTTTTCGATACTCCCGAATGCATTGCTTTATAGTCATACCACTCATTTATAAATGAAGGTAATGTTACCGTTATTTTTGTTCTGCACAATGGCAACGCATTATTGATAATTTGTTTTGCATTTTGAGGTACTCTAATAATTAGATCCACAATTCTAATTTGTTCCTCTGGAAGTGCCATACTTAATTGCTTTATCTGTTCATAGCTCACATTTTCTTTTTTATTTTTCTGCAAATTATAAATTATATCATTTAATTTTTCTGCCTTTTCTTCCCCAATATTCTTTTCTATATTTTCTATGTATTCTATATATCTACCAGCATTACGCATTGTTTTTACATTTATATTTAATTCCTCAGCTAATTGTTGCTTCGTTTTTTTATCGGTAACATTACCACTTTCTTTATTAACCATAATTACCTCCGCTATAAATAGTACGTGCCTTTTTTGGTGCTCCTCTAATTCAGGAATCATATCTGCTAACATTTTGTAATTTTGTAGTGTATCTACAGACATGCCTAACTTAGCTGCAAGATCTGACTGAGTTGCCAAAACCGAATTATTCGGTTCTGCCACTACATATTGATTGCCTCTGTTTCCGCCAAGTTGAATTTCATACAGCCTTTCCAATTCCATAATTCTCCGTCCAACTTTCTTCGCAGAACCTCCGATATCTCCACGCTGACGAATATTTGTTTCAAGCAGATCTTTGATTATAGAATCTTCGTCTTCTTTGCTGCACCCTCTTAATAATGTTTCATATATTCCTGCTTTAATGTCATTGTACATTCTCTCCTTCTCTATATTCGTATTCCCCTGAATCAATCAAAGCTACAATTGCTCTTACATCTTTTTGCGGTAATCTATATTCTTCTCCTTTTACCATTTGCACAATCTGACTCATAAAATACTGATTCTTCTGCAGCACAGCCTGTATCTTTTCTCTCATCCCCATCCATTCTAATCGACACGCTTTATAGGATTCGTAATATACAGGATCATTTGATTCATAACGATTCTTCCATTTCTTTTCCATATATGCGTATTTATTGATCTGTTCTTCACAAGTAACCAATCCAGATAATAGAATTGATTTTGTAAGAATGTGTTTATCAAAATATTTCTTATATTCTTTTTTCATAATAATCTCCTTTTCTTTCGGTGCAGGTTTTCGCCTGCGAAAAGCTCATCGTCCCGTAGGGACGGCTCACAACCTACCGATAACGATAACTCTCCTGTACAGCCGACACCTACAGCTAAAATCTCTATTTTTTGCACACCTAAAATGCCAATTTCCCCAGTGTTTATAAGGGTTTAGAGAGATTTCGCATCCTTTCATTTCTCCCTAATATATATATAATATAGGGAGACTTTAAAGGATGTTTTTCGTCAAAAACCCAGTGTTTATAAGGGTTTAGAGAGATTTTAATTGAATTTTTTATCCATTTTATAGTGCGCGAAGGGGGTCTGGGGGAAGTGCAAAAAAGAGCATAATTCATTTAGTCGCACTAGCAGATTGTGAGCCTTGGCGAACAAGGTGCGTAGTAAGACTTATGAATTTGGTCTTCCTTCCCCCAGTTAATAATTCTCTCTTTATAAATAATTTTTTTGATATAAATTCGTAATTCCTTATATATAGAGAGATCTAGGTAATGTTGGATCCACTTCAGAAAGAGCCGCAGGCGACCCTTTCTTCGTGTCTCCGTTTCACTTTGCTTCGCAAAGTCTTTGCTGACGCAAAGATACAATTTAAATTGAAATAGAAAAAATTTTTTATAATTTCTTTCACATATTATTTATTTTCAAAATTGACTACCTTTTTTGGATGTATCCTCTATTATAAGCCTTACACCCAAATAGGGTAGTCAAAATTGTTTTCCGGGACAATGTAGAGAGATTAACCGCCCTCAGATTTCGGTTCCATTTTTTCTATCTTCCAAGCCTGTTTGTAAACCTTCTTCTTTTTCTTCCCAGAACTGTCCTCTATATACCTTGTAGTTTTGAATTCTTTTATCCTGTACTCAATTTCTTTTTCTTTCAAAACTTCATTCAAAGTATTTTTACTCTTCAGTAACCTTCCATTTTGCTTTGCATTTATCTTCTTGATTAATTCACTTCTGTCTCTTAGTTGCAACATAATAACCTTTTCTCTTACCATTTTCTCAAGATAAGATTCCAAAGAAAAATCTTCATTAATCAATCGGTATGTGTATGTCTTTGTGGATTTATTGTAAAATCCAAATATTCCAGCAAGATATTTACAATATCCAAACTGTCCATACTTGTTAAGCATAATGGAATAGTCAGCAATATCTTCCTTTTTCTTGAAATACATTGGTTCATTTATCCGCTTAGTATATGAATTAGGAATTACGTCTCCATTATTGTCATACACAAAATCATCATAAAGTATATTGTTGATGTCATTCTGCATAGGATACTTCTCAATCAGCTTTTCAACAGAATACTCGTTCATTCGATAATAATCAGCCATTTCTGCCTTCTGCTGCATACTTCTTCTAAGTCCTGCCAGTTTATTGTTGTTTATGATTTTAATATAGATATGCACCTTGTCATCCTCACTCTGAATACGTTTTCTACCTATACATTGTATTAACGATCCTATATCTACAATATCAATCACAATATGCTTGACATCCGTATCAATAATATTTATACCTGCATCAAAGCATGACGTTGTAATTAGAAACTGCTCTTCAAACCTTTGATTGATTAACAAATTCTTGATTTTTTCTTTATCCACATAATCATAATATTTACTGTTATTTGCACTACAGTTAAAAATACAATGCTCTTTAAATTTTGAATAAAGCTTATAAGCCTTTTCTGCTGATTGTATGAAAAAAATACCTTTATCTCCTTTTTTGATCCTTTCTTTTATAAATTCCTCCATCGTTGTATCTTTGTGAAAAAATGTCAATTGTTTTATAAAGGAAAAATCAAATGGTATTTCGTATTCTATCGCCGGTTCCAAATCGTTATCTTTAATAAACTTCTTCATATATCGGGACATATGTTCACCTGTAGCTGACATAAATAAATGAATCGCTGTATCGTTTTCCATAATCATGTTAAAAGATATTGCGGTTTTATTATTAAAGCTACTATCATTGAAAAAATAATGAAATTCATCACAAACTATGTAGGTATAATTGGATAGCTTTATTTTGTCTGTATTATTCAACTTGGAATATTCAAGTGACTGATATGTGATAACATCTATCACATCACTTTTACCGTCAGCTTCAATTTCATATTTGAATTGATCAACGCAGTTTGCTCTATGAATTAACATTAGAATCTTTCCATTTATTTCCTTAGCTAATTCATACAGAGTATTTTTACAGAAATAACTCTTTCCTGCCCCCATCGGTGCTGATAATAAAATGTTATTACCGACTCTCCATTTTTTTGCATCTTCTTTTGTGATCACATCTGTGATTCTGGTTCTCTTCATTGGCACACCTCCAACTATCGACTCATATATTCATCTATTGCCGATTTTAATTGTGGAGTGTCATTAAAGAAAAATACATTTCTTCCAGATTTTTTCAAATCGGGACGCATATCAATAAGAACAAAACCTTTCTGCATTAAGTAACCTGTTAATTTTTGTGAATATACAATAAAATTTTTCTTTTCTTCTCTTGTTGTGATAATAATTCCTCTCCTCCATTCTTTGAATCTGGCACATCACATTCAGCAATGTGCCTGTCAATTAGTTCCTATAAGTATTATTCTCTTATTTGCGGTGCGGATTTACTAAAAATTGTTTCTTTTAGCTTATCTATCACTTGCTGCATCGTTGTTTTACCAAACGGTGTAATCTCAACTTCCAAAGATGTACCACATATCTTGTCAAAAACATGAGTTGTCAAAAGCAAAACCGTTTCCGACTTCTGTTCAACTTTCCACTCAATATTATTGAATATTCCAGATTTAACCAGATGCTTCAAATTTTTTGTAAATTCATAAGTAGTAATACGGCATGTCTCATCCGGCATTGATCCACATCTTTCTGTTACTGAAATCACATCCACTTTTGACTTCTTAATCAAATGATACAAATTCTCTGACTTCGCTATCATGTTTGTTTTCCTCTCTTTCCTTGTTGTACAGACAGTATCCTATATAGATACCACCAATCTGTAATTTAGTTTCATTCGTTATCCTTTGAAAATAAATAACATTTTGATTTCCAGGAACGGCTGACCAAATGGTTTGATAATAACTTCTTTGGAACGGTCACTTTCTTTTATGTAAAAAAGATTTATGCTGTCATCGCAAAGCGGAAGACTTAGTGAATCAGATTCTTCTCTTATTCCTACATTAAGAATCAACTCTTCATCAATATAAATGGGAGCAGGATTCTCGATTCTGATGTTAAGTCCAAATACGTTTGTGACTCTTACTAAGACACGATAGTAACCTTTCATTTCTTCCAGAAAACCTTTCAGACCATATACATCGCTTTCCTTCCATCCATCTTCAGCAAATTCATTTTTGTTATCTTCCACATTCAAAATCATCAGATTAAGTTCCATTCCGTTCAGAAGTTCACAGGTGATATGCAGAAAATCAGCTTCCTTATTATATTCGCTTTTTATTGCTACTAAATTTTCTTCGTTGAGAGCAAAGCTTGCCCCATTCATTTGACACGTCTGGAAAAATTCATGTCCTGTCGGAGTACTTTCATACTGATTGATCTGCATCACCATAACTTCTTCTTCGTCTTTTCTCAGATTAAGTGTAGTAAGTGCATAATTGTTCACTACCTCAAAAATCTGCTCTGGTGTTCTGGCTCCTGTATTTCCTGTTGCTTCATTCATTACTTTGTTCATCATAATTTTTAATCTCCTTTTCTCATAATCTCAATCTTTATCACTGGTAAGATGTACGCCGGAATACGTTTCCAATAAATGTACCGCATCTCTGTATGTCATTTTGATATCTCGACTTTTATCTGCACTGATTAGATCATGGATATCTCCCAGAATAAAATCCGCTTTATATCGAGACGTATCTTCGCACAGTAAATGGAATGAAAATCTTCCTATTTTATACAGTTCTAAATATTGCACGTTCCCATCAGGTAGCTCTTGCTTATTGATACCTACAAATTCCATACGGTTTTCTGCAATCAATTTTTTAATCACTGCATCCTTTAAGCAATAGTGACTCAACATTCTTGTCTTTGCAGCATTGCAGATTCTATAATCACCACTTCTATATCTTCGATTTTTTGTATCTCTGGACACTTTTGCTGATTTATTGATGATATACAATGCCCCTGCTATGTTCTCATCTGTTTGCGGAAGATTATGAACCTCCCTATGAACTATTCTCTTTGGCTTTAAATTTTCACACTCTGAAACTTTGATAATATCCGGAATACTACACACATGATACTTAATACTAAAACTGCCCCGTGAATCTGTAATAGTTGTAAGTACTCTTATTTTTCCTGTATTAATTAACTGTTTTACTGTAACCTTTCCGACATCTAGTATTTCTTCAATATCACATTGCAGCAGTCCGAATCTGTCCAATGTTACAAAATCTGATAATGTTGCAGGTGTAAGATATTTGTGGGTAACTTCTATCAATTCTGATTTTCTGATCTTGCTCTTTTTCATTTCTGGTTCATACTTCTCTTTCAGGAACTTCGCCAAATTATCTTTCATTACAAAATTGATTCGATTCTTTTCAAATAGCACATCAATAATCTTTTCTTCTATGGATTTGCTCATAGTATTATTCTCCATGTTTCTTCAATGTTATTTACCTGTTTCTTCGCTGTTCACACATTATCTTAACTGTTCATCTCTGTACCATCGTCATCATCATCCAATTCTCGCAGCAAATCTAAACTTGATTTTCTACGCTTACTTGTTTTCTGTGATGACGCTGTTTTCCTGGATTCTTCCAATCCTATATTGATTTCTTCTAACTGCAAAGTTCTGCGCTTGCCGATTCTTTCTCGCTGCTCTTCTACTGCTGATTTTCCTAATTCAGAGATATAATCCACTGGAAATGACAACCCAGACAGGCACACGATATTTGCTGTTCCGTTATTTCCAGTAAAAATATTTTCTGGTGTTCCTACTGCTTGTATGATTTCATGCTCGTCTAAGTGATTATCCTTTTGATTGATAATACCGATATTTCCCACTACACCATCGTTCATCAGTGGTAAAAAGATGTTCTTTGCAGTCAAAACATTTATCATATCTTGTGTTGATACTGATTTATCTTTTCCAGATAGCATTGCCAACACAAATACTCCATGTTCTCTTAACATCCTCATTTTCTCCGAATCATCAAAGTTAGAGCCTTTTGATACAGAACTGTCTGTAAAGAATCTATCAAGCATATTGATAAGCGTCTCATTGATCTTCTGCAGATCCTTGTGAGCATCATTATTGACCAGAATCATTGCACCTAATTCTTCAATTTCCATCAGTTCTTTAACCGTATTATATGCGTTAATTCTTTTTTGAATGGATTCATCTTTTCTCGGCATTAGTACAATCGGACATACAATCTTTTCCGGATTAGCACATATAATGTCACTAACATGAGTAATACTTCCACTACCTGTAGTTCCACCGCCAGAAGCAATCGGAAGTACAATTTTTTGTTCAATTTCTTTAATTTTTTTCACAATATCTATATTATTTTTCAATGCTTCTAAAGCAAGATTTCTATCTCCGGCTAATCCGTCATAGCCACGCAAGACAAGTACATTCTTCGCAGAAGATATCGTCTGATTGTCCTGCTCACTACCGTTGATCAGCAACGTGTGATAATTTCTTTGCTGGAACCCATACCCAACTGTTTCTCCTGCTAAACCAAGTCCTATCACTGCAACTTCTTTCTTAATCATGCTCTACCTCTCCTTTTCTTTCTATAAAATTGATTCCTTTATCAAGTAGATAAAATGTATCTGCCTGAATTGACTTACATCCCTTTTCTACATACCCCATTTCTTTCATATTCATCATCTTCCGATATGTAGTTGGACGAGTCGTTTGTGTTACATCCATAATTTCCTGTAATGTCATTCCTTCAAAAAAGGATGTACATTTCTTTTTCTTTAGTAGTTTCAAAATGATATAATCTGTTCTGTTCAATTCCATTCATATCCGCTCCTCCCTGTAATTTTTCTGTACCAAAACAATACCCAGCTGTTTTCTAGGATATTATTTAAGTAAATTTGCTGTTCATTTGTATGCAAAAATATATAGGCTCTGCTGCCTAATTCTATATTCTCCACTGCCAGAACTGCACCATATTCAATTTTCAACGTACATTTTTTGAGTACAAAAATTAAACATATGCGCTATATGTAGAATTACAACGCTCATATATTTCATTATTCTTCCACTCATTTAATTGTTAAGTTGGAAATTTCGCAGAAACGCTTGACTACTTAAAATAAATCTGTATTATATAAATATGTGTAGCGTTTCGCTATGCTTTGTTTTGAAAGAGGAATCTTTATTCCGGAGGTGTTGGCGCACCGTTGATGGAATTTGGATTTCTCTTTTTATGTTACAATAGATATATTACCGCGAACATTTGTTCTTGTCAATCACTTTAGAACATACGTTCTTTCTGTGTTTTCTAAACATCTACTGCAAGCTACCGTCTCTCCCGTAAAGAAGTTCTTTGGTATGAGACTATATTACATCACTCATAATTATTTGTCAATAACTTTTATAATAATTATTATTTTTTGCATCATTATATTATTGAATTGTTTTTACCCAATTTACATGTTATACTAATAAATATTAGGGAGGTGCTGACTTTGTCAAACAAAATTTCAATAAAACGTCAAAAGGTTCTTTTAACACCTTTATTACAAGATACTATAAAAAATTTAAGAAAAAAATATAATAAAAGAGGAGATAATTTGTCTAAACAATTACAAAAAGGAGCCTCTTATATTTCCCAAATTGAGAATGGCAAGATAAAAGAAATAGAATTTGATTCTCTTTTAGAAATTTTTCATCTTATTTTAAATATGCCCAATGAATCATTTTTCAATTTCATGAATGACTATATCAATGAAATTATAAAAAATAATAATAAAAAGAAATTAGTATATGAGGATTGGATACACATATTTATTCTTCAAGAAAAACAATTTTCTCTTACAGATAATATCATTTTATTTATTAAAAGCAAATTGGAGAAATTAGAAAAAAGTCCTGACGACTTGGTAGATAAAATAAATCAAAATAATCAGTTAGATAATTGGTTTGATAAGCGTAGTTATATTCCAAACAAAGTCTATGTTAATGCTACATCTTCCGGGTTATACGAAAGTGAAGAGTTTGATACCATAATATGGGTTCGTTATGCATTAGATAAAGATCTTATAAACAATATTTTAAATCATAATATTTTTACTATAAATTACGTGAATATGTATGCTATTTTCCGAAATTTATTTGAACTCGAAGACAATACTCCTTCTTCTGTTCATAAAAAAACTGAACAAATTATGTTAGATAATAATTTTCTTAATACCTTTGAACAATTCGATTTTCTACATTCAATCTCCCGAAAAGGATTTTTGAATCCGCCGGAAGAGAATGCATTTACTTTTTATGATGATCTAATTATAAATTATCATGAAAAATATGTTAACTTAAAAAAGCAAGTATTTGATGAATTAGATTTTGCATTTGCTCAGTATTACAATAAAGATTCTGCGTCCTCTTGTGAAAAAATGGAAAAAGTATTAGAAAATCTTTCTACAGATGCCGGTTTAGTTGTAGCAATATTGTCTTCCCAAATAAATAGTATTCCTAAAATTGTACGTCATGACTTTTTTGAATCATATAAAAATCTACTAGAGCAATACATTGAAATGAAAATAGATGAATGACAAATAAAATCATTTTCTTTATAGAGCCTACTGGAGTAATTTCCAGAAGGCTCTATTGTATCATATTATATTAAATTCCTGTACTCTCTCCTTCCGTCAACAATAGCATAGATAATCACTGTTCTATTTTCTTCGTTCACTTTGTAAAATACCAGATGACGTTCTACGATCAGCACCCTATATCCTTGTTTTCTAAGGATGGAATATCTTGGGATACTTCCGGAGTAAGGAAATGTGGATAATTTTATAATCGACTTTTCGATTTTATCCAAATACTCAAGTGCAATTTCTACACTGCCGGAATCATCTGCAATATAAAAAATGATTTCTCTTAACTGCTCATCTGCTTTATCCGTTCGTACAATTTGATATTCCATTTCTATTTCCTCTCTAACAGGCTATTGCGTATGTCATTAAAAGTCTGTTGGATTGGTGCAACTCGCCCATTGACAGCATCTTCTTCCGCTTCTGCCAAGGTACGCAGTAATTCCAATTCTGACTGCATCTGATTATAGTCTTGTAACCCCATAACAACCGTATCACCTTTTCCATTTTTTGTAATGATGATCGGTGTTCTCTTTTCATGACACTCTTGAGATATCTCGTTGTAATGATTTCTTAAATCCGCTGATGGTCTTACAATAGTTTCCATATAACCGCCTCCTTTATATAGTCATATTATATCACAATTTTTATATATTAGGTGATTTATTTTGATATTATAATGCTGTGTATAACAACATATCTGTATATTGTATTTTATTTGTATTTAAACGCTATATATTGTATATCCATTCACATCACGCTTCTGAAATTTCCTTCCGAACAGTAAACAGTTTCACATTATGAAACTAATTAATTTCCTTGTAGAATCTACGTTTTCCGCTGAACCTTCTATATTCACCCTCTTTAAATGAGAATTATTATCATTTATTAGAATATCCTTTATAATACCAACTCTCTTACCGAACAACTCACCGACACTCATTTTTCTACATTTTATACCCTACTATTTTAATAGGAATTAGTGTAAATTCTACATTTCTCCGAACTCTACGTATGATAAAGGACTGTACAATTCTGCACAGTCCACCAACAAATAAATCACAACACTTTAAAGGTAGTTGTATCACCTATCTCATAATATCTTTCTCTGACTTTTTTGTCAAGAATACTCCTGCTGCCATAACCTTTTATTAGGTCAATCAGACTTTCTTTATCCCCCTAATTATGTCCATGTCTGTAATTCTCCAACATTCTGTTTTGGCAAGTTCTCTCAATATAAATTCTCTGTCAACCTCCATTGTGCAATATCCAATACACTTTTGCTCTTCACCTGGCAAGTTCAAAAACACTGGCTTAACATCCTTCCATCCGATTTGATCATCGTCACCTATCGGATCTCCAAGGCTCAAAATCGACTTAGAGATAACTTCACGCACACTGAATTCATCACCGTCGTATATTTGATAAAACATTGTTTCCACTGATTCAAACATTGCCACATCTTTTAATGATTCTTCATATGTTTCCCTACATGGTCGATACATCAACATAATATTTTCCTCCGCATTTTTATACTTTTAGTTTACTATTTTTATCTACTCAACACCAGTAAAATTTTACTGGCACTAAATAGAATCTTGCTATCCAACTTTCTTGACAATCATATCCGGCGCTTTCCCTACAAACTCAATCATGTACTCCTGATACTTTTCATTGTAAGAAATTCCCATTATGCACTCGCCAACACAATAAGAAGTACGGCTTGCACTCTTCCCTGTTTCTCTGTCTACCGCCACAAATGCAAGTTCATCAAAATCCGGTTCATACTCCACTTTTGCGCACGTAATATTTAAACTGATTCCATAGTGATCTACGCTTTCCACATTCACCAAGCTTCCTGTCACTGCTTTTACAAATTCTTCTACTGTTACTGTTTTCATTCTCTCTTACCTCTTTCTTTAAATGTTATCACCTTTATTATAATTGCAGTTACTGCATAGCCCCTGCAAATTATCAATCGTATTTACTCCACCTCTCGACATAGGGAAAATATGATCAATTGTTAAGTAATTGTCTTTGCTGGTATAATCATTAATCTGTAACTGTTTTCCACAGATTGCACATTTCCCCTCTTGTCTTTGATACAATATTCTTCTTTTCCCACGCTTAGATCCTGTTGCAATCTTTTTGCATCGTTTTTTAAGTGATATTCTCTTCTGACTAACCTCACACATCACCGTCTCCATTCCACACATAACCGCCACGATATAATCACACAGTCCATCAACTAACCATCCATTTTGTGTTACAACAATCTGATTTTTGAATTGCCTGTGCTTTATATAATACACTGCATGATTTTCCACCTTTGATTCTTTGGGCGGTGTACGTGTGTATTTATTAGGAATTGTGATTTTATCAACACGCATTTCCATCATCATATACACACGCCTCCTCTCTCTAAAAGAACTTGTCAACCAGAACCTTTATGATTGCCTTTTTCAGTTCCTCTGTATAGTCTGATAAATCAACAGCAATACTACAATCCATCTGCTCCAGCTTCTCATTTTCTGCATCTGTAAAACCAACCTCAATCGTTGTATGGATCGGTTCATTTGCACGGATAACAACACGCAAATACGTGAAATCAATTTTTACAGGCTTATCACTCCATACAGATAGAATGTTGAATCCGTGTTCCTTGTTAAATTTTTCAATTTCTCTGGTACGGTTAACCTTCCCGATCTCAATCGCTTTCTCAACTTCTTCCCTTAATCCGTCAGACATAGAACAGATATCAATGGACACTTCCATGTAATCTTCATCAAATGTGATATTGCCTAACTCCAACACTCCGATGTTTGTTGTTTCTGTTCTTGATTTCCATTTTAACATAATTCAATACCTCTTCTTTCCTTATTATATGTGTATTATTTTTTTAACAGTTTTGTATCATCAAACCATTTTGTGTGACCTTTGGATTCATCAAAACAGATCTTCGGCTGTGTAATGATACTTTTTCCTATTGACTGTACGTCTCTATCTTTGTCTGTCTTAACTGCAAATTGCATTTCTTGCTTCTCCATGTTTCTTTCACCTCTTCTATTATTTTTCATGCAAAGATACTTTTAATAACCTACTGCTATGTAATACAGAAACATCCCTACAAAGAATCCTACTGCACATAGTCCAAGTTTAAAGGATGGGAACCTCTCTGATTGTTGTATCTGTCTCTTCTGTTTTCTCTTGTGATCCACTGGAATCAATTCAATCTGTTTCTCTGGTTCAATATTGATTAAATCCAACTGGCATGTATCATAAAAATTCATCACTGCTGCCCCTCCTCTCTTACAAGAATCTGCATTTGAAGCATTTCAGAAAACCATGATTTTGCATCAGTAAAATTTTCTTTGTCACCATATTTTTCAAACCATTTCAGCCACTCTTCTCTTGTCAGAGTAATAGGGCGTTCCTCTTCAAAATATGTATATCCGATATCCATATCTATTCTTCTTTCTCCCCGTCATGCCGATAGGACAGCTTTTGAATTATCTGATTCGTAACACGTTGTAACTCGTTGTTCTTTCAAAAGGCTTCAAATCGTCTCCTAAGATATCCTTTAACTTATCCTTATCCAGTGTAGTTCTGCTCTGTGCTTTATAGGTGATTTTTGCACTGTCAGTGATTTCCGAATCCAGATTATGCTCTGTCATATACAAGATAACTTCATGCTCAACTGCTTTTACTTCATTTTCAAGTTCTTCTTTCATAGCTTTCAGGCTTCTCAATTCCTGCACTTTCTGTTCTAATTCTGTTTTTGTGATACACATAATTGCTTCTCCTCTTCTTATGATTTATTTGTTGTTACAACCCTTTAAGCATCTTCCTGACTATTTCCGCATCATTCCGACCGATCACAGGTATATGGCTTAAAGCTTATGAGTGCTTTCGGCTGTCTCGGTTGTTTTGTAGGTCTGTTTTGTTTGACCTTGTGATTGTATTGTACACTTATTTCAGGTGTATGTAAATTGACATTATACACAAAGTATGCACCTGTTTTTTGTGTATATTATACACTTTTAATAGGTGTATGTTCTGTGATATACTTTTTTATAAACACTTGCTATGAGTGTATTACATATGATATACTTTATTTAAAAGGGAGGGTTCATCATGTTGAAATATAAAATTGATATATTGGAATCTTTAAAAGAAAAAGGATATACTTCATATAAAATAAGAAAAGAAAAACTGATTGGAGAATCACAGTTACAAAAAATAAGAACTGGTGAAATAGCAAGTAAAGAAACGTTGAATACTATATGCAAATTGTTAAATTGTCAGCCAGGAGATATATTGGAATATATAGAAGAAACTGAATAAATTTCCATGCACTTGTTTCGTGTGTATAACATACACTAAAATCAAGTGCTTTTTTTGTGCATAAAATCAATATTCATACACTTGTTTTAAGTGTATAATAGTCTCATCAAATAAATCACACACAGAAAAGGAGAGATTATTATATGAGTAAATCAGTGTATGAAATGGTAACAGACAGAATTATTGAGCAGTTAGAAAATGGTGTAATTCCTTGGAAAAAGCCTTGGAACGGTATAGCAAGTGGAGCATACAACAGGATCACAAAGAAACCTTATTCCTTATTAAATCAGATGTTATTAAAACATACGGGTGAATATGCCACCTTTAAACAGTGGACAGAATTAGGCGGTCATATTCGCAAGGGGGAGAAATCAGAAATACTTGTATTCTGGAAGATATTACCTGTTGAAGAAAAGAAAGAAGACGGAACAACAGAAATAAAACAGATTGCAATGTTAAGATATTATAATGTCTTTCATATTTCACAGATAGACGGTATTGAGCCGTTATCTTATGAGGCAAAAGAACTGTCACCACTAGACGAAGCTGAAAAAGTAATCAGTGATTATCTTACAAGAGAGCATATTGTATTAGAGAATACGGCATCTAATGAAGCGTATTATTCACATTCTCGTGATTTAATTCACTTACCACTTATGGAACAGTTTCAGAATGAAGCAGAGTATTATAGTACAGCATTTCATGAATTAACGCACAGTACAGGACATAAGAACCGTTTAGACCGTCTCAACTCCTCAATAACTGCTCGTTTTGGCAGTGAGGACTACAGCAAAGAGGAACTTGTTGCAGAAATCGGAAGTGCAAACCTTATGAATATTCTCGGTATTCAAACAACTGGAAGTTTCAGAAATTCAACAGCTTATATACAAAACTGGTTATCTGCATTGAGATCTGACGTGAAATTCATTGTTTCTGCATCTTGCAAGGCAGAAAAGGCAGTCAAGTACATTTTAAATGAAGAATAGGACTTTTTTGGGTGTAGCTTATACAGTTGCACCCTGCTGTTGTAAATAAAGAATTGATTAAGGGAGATATACGGATATGAAAAAGAAACTATTTGCTACTGCATTACTGCTATTAACCACTTGTACATCATTCACAGGATGTCATTATCATACAAGAGATAATACAACTATGATACAGACAAAGAACAGAGAAAGCACAGCTATTAACTACATAGATATGAATCGTGTTACAGAATACAGCGGAACAGATACTGGATTGCAATTATATTTCGAGGATGGAACTGGTTACTATTTAGAAGTCCCACAACGTCAAGAGGGAATAACAAAAGTGTATTATATTTACACACCGGAAGATTTTGAGCATTTATCTCATGCGCATGAGAATCGGAATGAAAAGATTATTATTGAGGTTTCTAATGGTACTGTTTTAGACTCTGAAGGAAATGGGATTGATATTCTTGGCAATTACAGACATTATGATATGGAAAAATTTTCTGTTGGTGATAAAGTCCAGTCTGTATTTGTGTACAATCCAAAGACAAATTTTATTGATGATATCCTGTATAGAACAGATACCTTGATAGAATAAATCCAAAGTAAAAAAATAGGCTGAGAGTTCCCGAAGCTCTCAACCTGTTATAAATTTTCTATATGTAGAGGGATTTTTCTATTTTGTAGTATGATCGTTTTTTCTGTTGTGGGTGGAAATCCGTGGAGTTTAAATTGTTGCTTATCTGGGTATATCATTTTACAGTAGGAGTCCACTGGCAACAGTCCCCCCCGGTATTAAACATTTTTGAACAAGGTTGGTTTTCTAGATATGGGGGTATGGGTTCTATCCACACGCCACGGGTAAATTTAAGCTGTCGAAATCATGGCAGCATAATTTAAAAATAACTCTTACAGTTATTACACTTCCACTGCTTTCCAACCTTTTTACTTCCAATTCCAAACATCAATGTGCTGGCGAAACGGCTCGTACCGGACACTTTAGTAAGATTAGTTGAATTACAGTATGGACAGTGTGGTTGATTGGAAGTGTTTGTTTGTGTCATTTTAAATTGTTGCATTTTCAACTGATACTCTATTGGATCATTATTTTTAAGCCTAAGCATTTGTAAAATAAAGTTACCATCAGAAGAAATTTTGCTTATTTCTATATAGTCACCAATTGTACAATTATATCCACTGATTTCTTCCGATAAATTTTTTGACCCACAATGTTTACATATTGTTTCGTTTGAATTTCTTAAATCCCCACAGTCAAGACAAATTTTTGACATAAAATAGTCCTCCAATATAAATTTATTTGCAAGATTTATTTATATTGTAACAAATCAAAATACGGTTTTCAACTATGATAAGGATACGGGGTTTAGTTTATTTGACGCATTCAAACCTCAAAAGAATAATATATCTGATGATTTTATTGACGCTTATAATAAGATTAAAAATTTGAGCGACGCAGATAGACCAGATTCATTTAAAAAATGGGGAAAAGATTTAGGTTATGCTGATGAGCAACTCATAACATTTTTAGGGGATATAGATTCTGGCAAGAAAACTATTAAAGATATGGATACACATATCGAGTCAGCTTCTAAAACCACCTCAAAATTTGGTAAAGTAACTTCTACTCTTAAAAACGTAGGGGGAATGCTCGGATCTAGTCTCTTAAATGCCGGTATCGGTATGCTTGCTGGTGTTGCAATTCAGGGCGTTGTTACTTTAATCGATAACTACATTCACCGTCAAGAAAAAATGATTGCCAAAGGGAAAGAAGCGAAAAGCTCTATCGATGAGACATTTGCTGAGTTCTCTAAAGGCAAGAATACTCTGGACACACTTGGTCAGTCATTTGCAGATAATGCAGATGATATTGAAACTACAGGTGATGCGATAGATAGTGTATATGTTATAGAACAGGTGATAGAATCATCCCCTTACCTGAATTCATCAATGTTTCATTATAGAGCGTTTGTCGGAAATCCCCCTATGTAATTTATTTTTATACCATATTATTTTTGAAGGCTCCGAACAAAGATTTCCTATTCCTAGCATAGCATCTTAATAATTATATCTACTGCTTTATCTTTCTTGTTTTCACCTAACGAATTTTCAAGATGACTCAATACTTTTAATTCATATTCCAGTTTATTCAATTCTTCTATTTCAAGACTTAAAATATATCTATAAATACCACTGGCAGTATGCTTTGTTACAATTTCATCTATTATTTCATTTATCCTATTTTTATCTTGTAAAATGGAACCCTTTATATCGTCATGCTTTCCCCCAGATTTACAATGACATCTTGAACATTCATCAATATTTTTGTTATTTTCTGCCCCACAAAAACATATCCATGTTTCATCATTAACCTGTTTATCACAAACTACATCTCTTCCATAATTTTCTCGGAGAACTTGAAGATCATGACTACTTATTTTTATATTTCTGCATTCAGTAGAATTATTAACGTCTACTATATCGTCAATATTCTCATAGAAGATAATTTTCTTAACTGAGACATACGTTCTATTTAATAAATCCGTACGCAGATTTTCAATATCAAGCTTTAAAAAATCGGTACTATACAAAGAATCAAACTCATTCTGACTGATTGTAAAAATCACATTCTCCAATGTGTTCTTTTCTTCAAATATATTTTCTAATTCGATATCCCTCAAAATTAAATCCTGTTGTCGTTAACATAACTTACTCCTCTTTTCGTATCTATAACATTGACTCCTCTTTAACAACTTCCATTTTCCCACCAATCTTTATCGGAATACAGATGACCTCATCTTCCCTGTGGTGAAACCCGACAACATCTTCTATTGGAACTTTGACCGTATAGATTATACTCTTGGTTAATTCCAAACACTCTCTAAATCTCGTAGCAAAATGTTTCGCTGTATTATAATTCAAAGAATAACTCACTGATTCTTTATAATCCAAATTATTATATTTCTCAGATGCAAATTCTCCCCGATACACTGTTACATATCCATCATGAATATAATCTTTGATCTGTTCTCTTGATTGATCTATGTAACGCTTGTTATTTCCAATCTCTAATGTTCTTTGCAAAGTGTCTAAGAAATTATTTCCAACATCACGTCTATTATATAACTCTATAAGCATTTGCAAATAATATTCTTCTGCTGGATATTCTGCATCTAACAGAAAACAATATACACTATATGGAATAATCGAATGATTATCATATCTATCACACATTTCCGTAAATGCTTTATAATAGTCTTCTTGGCATAAAGAAAAATCATACATCATTTGTATAAAAATTTTATATCTAATTTTCGATTATCCGCATAAACACTATACTTTCAAGTATTTTGAAGTATAGAAAAAACTCATTTTACCACGAATTTACCACGATTGAATGAGCCTTGATATGACCTATAAAATAACACCCAAAAGACATCATTACACCTAAATGGTGTCTTTTTAAAAAGCAGTCAATCCTAAAACTAACTGCTTTGTGTATATGGATATGAAATTGTAAACTAGAAGCTGTTTATTTTTTCTTTTTAGGTTTTGGCGTTGGTAGTTCATCATACATCACATCAAATAACCCCGTCAGAAAATCTTTATTATCAACTTCTTCCACCAATAACATTTCTTTGGCGTTTTCGTATGGAATTTCATAAGTAACTGTCGGCATATAAGAAATTGCAGACTTTGTTGGTTTTACAAGTAACCTATCATCATATATACCGCCAACGATTTTTCCACGATAATAAATAATAAATTCTCCCATCATTGCACGATATGTTATTTCTTGTAATTCTGATAATTGTTCTAAAACAAATTGTAAATAATCTTTACTTGAAGCCATTTCCAACCCTCCAATCTTGAATTTTATTATTCCAATGCTTTCTTTAAGTCCAGAACAAATTGCTTTTGTTGTTTTTTCAAATAGGTTTTTACAAAAGGTTTCATAAACCACTTTTTAGGTATCACATTTTCTGTAAAGTCTATTTGTGTTTCATTCCCTTTGTCTATAAAAACACCAATCCAATGACCTTTCATGTTGCTATTCTCCATATCAAATTCCCAGCGTTTATATGGTTCTGCAACGGTAACGGTAAATGTAGTAGCATATCCATTTTTTGTGTATTCAATAAATTGTTTGTCATTTATTATTTCTGTTTTGCTCAAATCACTTCGCCATGAGTTATATTTATCAACAGCTAAAACAATGTTCCAAACTTTTTGAATATCATTACTAATAATTGTATTTATATTTGAAATTGCCACTTTTTCATTTCCCCTTTTCAAACTGGGATTTACGAAAATCTTTTTTGAATCTTATACAGCCATATACTACAAATAACAGCTATAAATAATATAAATATAACTGCAATAGAAATAGCATAATCTTTCGGTAATATAACTGCAATCACTCCAGAGAACAAAAGACAAATTCCTATCAATAAAACAGGCTTTCCTAATGCTTTTGCATATCCTTTTCTGTCGTTTGTGGTTTCAAATACTTTGCCATGAACAGAAGAATAATTTCCTTTTAATAGAGAAAAACTAACAAATATGAGAAGAGCAGAACAGAACCACATCATTATACTAAAGCCTATCATAATATATCCCTCCATCAATTCAAGTTTGTCGCTTTCTTCATATCCACATTATATCATTTTCATATCTGCACCACAATAAAATTTTATGCACCGATAATCTTATTGAACAGCTCTAACAAACACCATTTCATCACTCCAATCTGAAATTTAGGTATGAAAAAAGCAGTCAATCCTAAGACTAACTGCTTTGTGTATAGAGATATGAAATTGTGAAATAGAATTTGCCTATTTCAAATCAAAAAGAGAATTTTCATAGTCCTTTACATAGTATCGTATATTTTTACGCCCCTTTTGAATAATGGTATGTCCCTCTGCTTCTAATTTTTCTTTCTGTGCTTCAATACCATTTGGATATTTAGCATTTAATTCTCCGTTTGCTTTTAATGTTCTCCAATAGGGTGTTTCATCTTCGGAACGCTGATAACTTGCCCACGCTACAATAGAAACAAATATACCCGCTGTAATCGGCTCTGTAAAATCTGCACCACTCAATTTTGCAAAGTGTTCTCGTATTTTTCCAACCGTAATCACTTTACCATACGGAACTTTTTTCATTACTTTGTCATAGTCAATCGGGGGAGCAAAATACATTTTGTTTCCACCATATTTCTCAATACTTTTCTGGTCTATGATAATTTGAAATTTTGGCATATCCTTACTATCATGCAACATAGCATTAAAATCTTTTTTATCTTCATTTGCCATTTGTGCCACCTCCTACTTTAAGGATAGTCTGTTTCTTATTTCCATGCAATGAAGCTGTTTGAAAATTATTAACACTTTCAAATTTGTCGCTTTCTTCATATCCATATTATAACAGTTCCATATATCCGCCACAATAAAAATCAGCATACCCTTAGCATTTATGGAACAAAAATGCACACTTTTTCTTTCTTCCTCTTGATTACCCCACAACAGAAAAGAAAAAGCCCTGTCAAGAGCCTTGCCACCATTGGTGGTGCTTTGCACTCTTTACTGGGCTTTTTGTTTGCTGTATCTTCCATGCAAGAGGAAATTAAAGACCTCTGTTCCATTTCGCCTTTAGATAATCTTCATAGTCTGCTTCATTGAAGTCTACTTGTGGAGAAGTGTCGGGAATGTTGTTTCTGTTGTCTATATCCGCAAGCTGACGAAATATCCAATCATCATAAGGGTCATGGTATTTATACTCTTTGGGCTGTTCTCTGTATCGGTCTAACCCTCGCATTTCCTTATGTACTTTTATCATGCGTTCCAGTTTTTGACGCTGTATCAACTGCTTGATTTCCATAAGTTCTTCCAACTCCGTAACCTCATTGGTAATGTAGTTATGGATATACTGTATGAGTTTATATGCCTTGTAAAATGTGCATTCTTTTTCATCATCGAAAAATTCATTTTCAGACAGGTAATCTAAGGAAACATTGAAGTCTTGTTCCCGTTTGATAATATCCATGATATAGGGCTCGGTGTGGTCAATATACTTCCATTCTCCCGACAATAATTCATTGGGCGTTACACCCAGCACGTCCATTATCTTCTCTAACGTATCAAAGGTAGGATAATTCACGCCACGTTCAATCTTGGAAAGGCTCTGCATATTGATACCGATTTTGTCCGCAAGTTCCTGTTGTTTCATTCCTCTGTG